TTACACTATCAGGTGCAACAACAGTAACTATACCAGACTCTATAGAAAAATTTTATATATTTGATTGTACATTAATTACTAATCCAACTAATCTTACTATTAAAACTGTATCAGGAACAGGATTTAGTCCTAACGATTCAAAAATATTTGCAGCTTATGCAGATGGAACTAATTTAAGTGAAATTTCTTTAGATACTTTAGGGGGAACTATTGGCACAACTCAAATTGCAGATGATGCTGTAACCAACGCTAAAGTAGCGGACGATGCAATTCAAACTGCGCAATTAGCAGACAATGCAGTCCAGACTGTAAACATTTCAAATGCAAATATAAGCACAGCTAAGATTGCAGATAATGCAGTGACGGCTGATAAACTACAAAGAAAATTCACAATAAGTACATCTTCTCCTTCAGGAGGTAATGATGGAGACATTTGGTTTAAATATTCATAGGAGTTTTAATGGCTAATACCTATGGCAAAGTATCAGGAACATTTCAAGAGATAGACAACGCATACGGAAAAGTATCAGGTACTTGGCAAGAAGCAGATGAGATATATGCAAAAGTATCCGGTACTTGGGAATTAGTATTCGCAGCTTTTGAAGCAGGATCAATTCAAACATTAAGTTCTGGTTCAGGAACTTTTACGGTTCCTCAAGGAGCTAACGCAATCCACATTCAAGCTGCAGTAGGTGGCGGAGGGGGTGCCGTTGGTGGAGCGGACTACGATAAAGCAGGAGGAGAATCTGCTGGTGCAGGAGGTGGTTCAGGTGCTTATGTATCAGATAAAATTTTTAGTGTTACACAAGGAGAAACAATTTCTTATTTAATTGGTGGTGGCGGAGCTGGTGCTGGTAAAGGTTTTAATGTAACAGCAAGTGGTGGAGCAAGTACAACACTATCAGGATCTACGGCAGGAGCAATATTTACATTAGGTGCAGGTGGTGGATCTTCAGGAACTGGAGGTGGAGTACAAGGACCTCTAAGATCTAACACTGCGGGAACCGCAGGATCAGCTACTATTAACGGTACTGCAATTACGTCTGGAACTTTTAGAGATTCTGACGGTACTACAAAGAATGTTACAACATTAACAAGTGGTCCTGTGGGATCATTTAATCAATCAGGTAATGGAGCAGTAGGTTCTAACAATGGTAACTGTGGAGGAGATAACTGTAGAATAGGTGGATCAACTGGTGCTACATCTTATGATGGAAATATAGCAGGTGGAGCTGGTGGTTCTTCTTCTGGATCTGGTACAAACGGAACTGCAGGGACTAGGGGATCTGGAGGTGGAGGTGGAGCTGCTCAAGTAAACGGTGGTTCAACTAGTGGTGCTGCAGGTGGTTCAGGAGAAGTTAGATATAGATTTTTACGAGTACAATAATTGTTTTTAAAACCACAAAAAATTATATTCAATTCAATACTTCAAAGATATAAATTAAAAGATATTAAACCTAATCAATCTAATAATAATCAAGAACTTATAAATCAACTTGAGATTGATATAAAATTAAATGGTTTGTTATGCCCGTTAGTTGTTAATAATGGTGTATTAATTGATGGTCACCATAGATATGAAGCTATCAAAGATTTTTGTACAGAAACGCTTGTATATGTGGTAAAGGATAATGATATGGAAAAATTATTATCTAAACTAAATAGTTACATTTGGTTTGACTACCAAGGTAAACTTGATGGCTAATATATCTAAATGGTTTGGTTATCCAATATACATAACTAAGTTAGAAAACTTTGACAGTATTAATAAAAAAATTGTACCAATAATACTTAGAGATATTACTCCAACCAATTCTCAATACTCAACAACAACAGATGTAAAACCAAAAGAACTACAATCTATTGATGATAATTTACACAAAGATAAAAGATTCAAAGAATTATACACTGAGTTATCTAAAGTAATACAAGGTTGTTTATCTGCACAAAAATATAATTTAGATTTATTTGAAATATATATTACAAAGTCTTGGGCTACCTTATCTACCAAAGAACAATTTATTTCTTACCATAGGCATATGAGTAGTCATTTTAGTTTTGTATATTATCCACAAGCTCACGAACAAGGTAACTTGTTTTTATTAGATGATGATGCACATAAGGTTGGTCTAACAATACCTAAGAGAGATCCTTATTTTACAGAGTGGGATCAAAACAATTATGGTAAAGCTGAATACCCTGCAGAGACAGGTAATGTAATTATATTTCCATCTATGATGTTTCATGAAACAGGAAAGAATACAAAAGACATACCAAGACTATCTATTTCAGGAGATATAATGTTAACTATGAAAGAAGGTGTTAAATCTGAACATAATATACCTTCTCCTGCGACTTGGATGAAGCTTTAAAATGATGTAAAATGGTTGCATGCCTTTAACAAATGTAAGAATAGCCCCAGGAATTAATAAAGCAGATACCCCATCAGGAGCAGAAGGACAGTGGATTGACGGGGATTTTGTAAGATTTAGATATGGTCAACCAGAAAAGATAGGTGGTTATACAGCCATTGGTCAAGAAACAATTTCAGGACCAACCCGTGCACAACACACTTGGACAGATTTAGATGGAAGAAGATATGCTGCACTAGGTACATCAAAAGCATTATACATTTATTACGAAGATAAATTTTACGATATTACTCCACTAGCAACAGCAATCACAGGTGCAACTTTTACATCAACAAACGGATCATCAACTGTAACAGTAAATAAAACAAGTCATGCTTTGGATGTTGGTGAATATGTTACTTTTACTTCAGTAACTGTTCCTGGAGCAACAACAACATTGAACGGTGCCATAACAGATAGTGATACAACTATTACACTTACAGATGCCTCTTCTTTTTCATCATCAGGTTCTGTTAGAATTGGTGATGAAATAATTACTTATTCTGGAAAGTCCGTAAATGATTTAACAGGATGTACAAGAGGAACTAATGGTACAACTGCGGTTGCTCATGCTGATACGACAGCAGTAAGAGAATCTACAGTTACTAGATATAACACAACAGATTTTACAAGTTTAACTTTTGAAATACTAACAGTAGCTGCAAATTCATTTACAATTTCAATGGCAATTTCAGAGACTGGAACTGGTATGTCTAGTGCTGGAGGTGCATCTATAAATCCTTACGAAGAAATAGGTCCAACAATACAAACATATGGTTATGGTTGGGGTACAGGAACTTGGAGTAGATTAACTTGGGGTTCTGGAACAACTACTTCTTCTTTGATTCTTGATCCTGGATCATGGTCACTTGATAACTTTGGAGAACAATTAATAGCAACTATTAAAGATGGTAAAACATTTGTATGGAATCCTGGTGTATCAAATCCATTAGAACAAAGAGCAACTCTTATGGCAGGTGCTCCAACAGCAACAAGATTAACAATTACTTCAGATAGAGATAGACACGTTGTTCACTTTGGAACTGAAACTACAATAGGGGATACTACAACACAGGATCCAATGTTTATTAGATTTAGTGATCAAGAAAATTATAATGTTTATCAACCAACTTCAGTAAATACTGCTGGAACATTTAGATTAGATACAGGTAATAAAATCGTAGCTGCAGTATCTGGTAAAGACTATAATTTAATTCTAACAGATCAAGCAGCATACACTATGCAATTTGTAGGACCACCATTTACTTTCTCAATCAGACAAGTGGGTTCCAACTGTGGATGTATTGGACAGCATTCAACTGTATATGCAGATGGTAAAGTATTTTGGATGGGAGCAGGGGGAGGCTTCTTTGTATTTGATGGTACCGTTAAATTACTTCCATCACTTGTTGAAGACTTTGTATTCACGACTACCGGATCAAATGTGGGAATAAACTATTCATCTAATGAAATTATATATGGTTCACACAACTCTTTGTTTAATGAGATTGTCTGGTTCTATCCAGCAGGTACCCCTGCAGGAAGCCCTGCAGTACAAAACAATAGAACTGTAGTTTATAATTATGTAGAAAATACTTGGTCTACAATGACACTTGCTAGAAGTTCTTACGCAGATGCAAGTACATATGATGTACCTTATGCAACAGAATATGATTCTACTGCTATACCAACAATTTCAAATATAAGTGGAGCAACAAATACTTTTGGTTCAACTACTTATTATGCTCATGAGGTAGGTAATAATGAAATAGCTTTAGATGGAACAGAGACAGCTATTTCAGCATATATACAATCAGGTGATTTTGACTTACCTGTAGAAGGTGATGGCCAATATATGTTAAGAGTTAGTAGGTTTTTACCTGATTTTAAAAACTTACAAGGGAATGCTATTGTCACTATATTTTTAAAAGATTTTCCTATTGATTCTGGATCTTCTTCACAATTAGGGCCTTTTACTATAAACTCTTCAACAGAAAAAATTGACACAAGAGCAAGAGGCAGATTGGCTAATTTAAAAATACAAAACACAGCAGTTGATGAAACTTGGCGATTTGGAACTTTTAGAGCTGATGTAAATCCTGATGGTAGAAGATAAATGAATATTTACGATACACAACTTTTAGATTCAATCATTACTCCAAAGACTCCTCAGATGAGTAATGCAGGTATTTCACCTATCCCATATGATAGAGGTATAACTTACCCGCAAGCCTCTGACATTTCTCAATTTAAACCCTACACAGGAGATAACTATTATAATACAAGTAGTCCCGAGTTGTATAATAACGGATTAACATTTCCTCAAAATTCAGGGACTGCTGGCATTATGCCTTTAATACAAGATCAAAATAATTTTCCATTAGACTATGAAAATATTCAAACTGATCCAACAATAACAGCACCTGAAAAACAAAAATTAGGTTTATCAAATATATTACCTATGGCTATGAATTTTATTATTCCTGGAAGTGGGTTAGTTATGAGAGGAGCTAGGGGGTTAGCCGGATTAAACAGAAGATTACGAAATTCAGATTTTGCACAAGCAAAAACATTAATGGATTATATGGATATGCAAAAATATGGAGGACTACAAGGGAGATTAGATGCAGCCGCTAGAAATATGGCTCAAGCTAGAGGATTGCAAAAACAAATAGACGCAAGAACTACTAGTCAAAGAACATCAGACGATAGAGGGATGGGACAAATGCCAGCTAGCACTAAAACTTCACCTAGTAAATCTTATTCCGCTCCTCAACAAAAATCTGGTTCAGGAGGGCTTCACGATTACTAATGGCTAAGATTAACGTATATGTACCTGAACCTCCTAAAGAATATACTGAAGAAGGATTTAGACAAATTAACCAAGCTTTAGCTACTGTTGAAAACCAACTAAATACTTCTTATCAACAAGACTTGAAAAACGAACAAGATTCATTTAATTACTTTATGCAATGACAATAAGATACAAAAGCGAAACATTCGATTTAACTACAACTA